CACACTTGGCAATCTCCGATTCTATACGAGCAATAGACCATACCCAAATACGATGACTTTCTTTCTGAGAGGGATCAAGATGATGAAACCTAAGATCATCCGAGGAGCCACAATCAACACACGTCTTTCCCCCCAGATAACGTTCCCGGCGCTCTCGACGTGTCTTTCTCTGCCACTCCGTCTTACGCTTCCGATCTCTATCGCGGTTCTCGCTTACCCATTGCTTATGATACTCCGGGTAACAGTAACTCACGCTCACGCGACCTCCTTCAGTCCAACCTTATCAAAGATTTCGGCCAGTCTCGAATCATTATCTTGGCCCCATCTACGGTTCACCTCTACATCAATTTTCATCTTGACTGGCATAGCCTTAACAGGGGTTTCAAATGCTTCATGGAACGCGTCAACAACGCGTCTCTTCTCTGCTGGTACCGTATCAACCAGTCCACAATCATGGACCGTATGTACGATCTTGCTCTCAAACTTACCTTTCTTCAAGAGTCGTGCCAGCCTGATCAATCCAATGTAAGTATAGTCTGCTGCGCTCGATTGAATAGGGGCATTCATCGCCTGACGTTCGGCTCTGCCCTGATCAAACCAGCTATCCGACAATCCCATCGGCAACCGTCGTTTCCTATTGAACACGGATACCACATAGCCGTGCTTCCTGACGAACCGCTTCTGACTCTCCATCCACTTATAGATGTTCGGCAGCCGCTCAAAATACAGGTTCATAAACGCCTGCGCCTCTTCTACCGTCACACCCAGTCCATGGGCCAGCCCAACAGCAGTGATTCCGTATACCAGACCGAAATTGATGGTCTTAGCCTTCCGCCGTTCCAACTTCGTCGGCTTGTAGCTGTCCGGTAGACCATAGATTGTCCGATAGGTCTGAGCATGAGGGTCAAGGCCCCGCGCAAACGCATCAAGGAACGCCGTTTCCCCAGATACCGCCGCGATAGCTGCAAGCTCGGCACTCTTCAAGTCGGCTTCAATCAGATAATTCCCCGGCGTCGCTGTATAGATTGACCTGATCAACTTGTCATGCGGTACATTCTGAAGACTCGGGCTCGAACAACTCGCTCTCCCGGTCACGGCCCCAGTCAGATTGTAATGGGCGTGTATCCTACCGTCACTTTCCCATCGGAACTCAAGTGCCTGCCCGATATGAGTGTTGACCATTGTTTTCACATAGCTCAGGTCCGAAAGGTATTGAGCTATGTCAGATTTCGGCTGTGTAGCGATGAACTCGATACTCTCTTTGTCCGTGCTGTGACCTGTCTTCGTTTTCTTCAGCGGAGCGAATCCCATACGCTTGTACAACACCTGTTGAAGCTGTTGTGAACTTGCTATATTGAACTCTTGACCCGCGCACGTATAGATTGACTGCTCCAACCACTCAAGCGATGCTTCACAATGAGCCTTAACTACGTGGGCTCTTTCTTCGTCCACATAGATGCCCGCGTATTCGGCGTCACTCATCACCCGACGTACCGGCATACTCACTTTATTAAAAAGCGGCAGCAAATGATCCGCTTTCATCAGTTCTACAGTCTTTTCATATAGAATCCAAGTCGATACAGAATCCAGAGCGCCGTAATCAGACAGCATCTTATAGGGAATCTTCGCGTAGTCGGCCTTGATCTTGTTTTCGTATTTGTATTTTTCCAGTGGGATGTCGTACCCACCGAAATCAGTGTGTATCCAAGTCAGGTCTTTCAATCGTTTTGTGAAGTTCTCATCGACCAAGTGGGCCGATATCATCGTGTCAAAGTACTTGTCATAGATCGGGATACCGTTGAACCGCATCACCCGGACCTCATAAGCACCGTTATGCATGAGCTTTGTCAGCTTCGTATTCCCCAGCATCCCGCGCATCGTCCAATTGAGCCCTTTATTCTTCTCGACCAGAGACCATGGGATATAATAGCCGTGAGTACCAGAATTGGCAAACGAACAGCCAATAATATGGGGCTTGGCAGGTTCCTCGTCATTCACACCCGTCTCGATATCGTATGCGAATATTTCAGAGGCTACCATCTTCTTGATGACTCTACCCGCCTGTTCTGCGGTTTTCACAACCGTCGTCACGATGTCCGACGCCACATACCGATCTTCCTTACTCAGTTCCCACGCCCGCATCAGGTCCTTGATCACAAGTTCGGTGCTGAACACTGACTGCTTTCGCTCATTCCGCATACAGTACGATGGGTGAAAGGTAGGGATGAACCAGCAGTCGAACTCCCTGAGCCATATCTGCTTACCCTGCCATGTCGTAATCCCGCCGACTACGGTCTCTGACTTCCGGGCGGTCCCCTCTTCCTGCGCACCCTTATAATAACGCTCAAGCATCGCAGCCAGAGGGACATTCCCCATACCTACGATGACTTTCGGTTTCACTCGCTTGATCTCGGCTTCCAGATATCTTCGACACTTCCTGATTTCCAATGAAGACGGGTTCCGGTTCTTCGGAGGGTGACATCGGGTGGTGTTAGTAAATCGAACTTGGCTCTCTGGTATACTGGCAGGCACAAGCAAGTCATCCCTCAGATATTCCCCGGACTGACCCACAAATGGAAGATTCAATTCATCCTCAGTAGCTCCGGGAGCCTCCCCGATTATCATCAGGGCGGCATTGTCAGGGCCATCGCCCTCCATACACACATTCATAGAGTTGGCGCATAACTTAGGACACAGATCGCAATCTGGCCAGTACTCTACGCCAGATGGGATATCTGTTCTTTCAAGCTGTTTAGCCATACTTCACCGAACCTCTTTGTTCCAACCTGTGCCATGACTGTCATCATAAGAAGTGACAGATCCTGATTTGCTTTCCAATTCAGATTTACCAACGGCTGCCCACGAGGAGTAGTCCCGGCGAAAGTCGCCGACAACATATTCCCGGCACTCATCAAGATGTTGGTCACCGCCTGCTGAACATCATTATCCGCAGCCATGTACACATCAATAATATCATCTCCGGGGATCACATCAATCTTTGGACTATCCATTTTGGCCTCCTGTCAATCGATCATACAGATTACCCATTCCACTCTTCAGTAGAACATCACCGAACGCCTCCGCTTCATACGTCGGAGCCTTGAGCCATTCGAGTTCATCCACTGGCGGCGGATCGATCTTGATTAGTTCAAGATTTCGTTCAAGGACCCACTTATTAGCAATCGTTTTCTCCGCCCACTTCGGGTAACCGTGAATGATCATACCATGAATCAGATCATTCTCTCCAAGCTCTCGGTCCGCAGCCAATATAGCCCCCAGTTTCTTAGGGAATCTCGGCACTCCCGACACATTGTCCGAAGGATCTCCGGTCAGGGCCTTGAACACCCACATACGCTCCATAGGGATCGGTTCGCAGTTGAACTTCTTCGTAAACTTGGACTGCAACTCTGTCTCAGTCAGAACCGCATTCTCATATAAGATATCACCATGATCCACAAGTGACCACCAATCCCAGTCAGTAGAAACAAACAGTTTCTTTCCTTCATCGCTCCACATCACTGTCCACACCGTGTCATCAGCTTCATGCCGGTCCGCCAATACCTGATCAACCCCCATTGTGGGGAGGCTTTCTTTCACGAGACCAATAGCATCGTGAAAGGCTTTCCGGGACGATGAAGGCTCCAACGCTCTGTCTTTCTTCCGTTGCGCTTTGTAGATCGGATGTTTTTCCTTTCTCCAATTGTTCCGGCCCTCCCAGATAAATACTATCCGTAAGGCTGGGTTTTTCTTTCTCCACTCGATTATCAACCGGGCCACACCCATAAGCATTCCGGTCTTCCTTCCCTTATATTCCAGCATCGGCATACCATAATGACTCCGGGACAACAGGTTCATAGCGTCCACATACATTATCTGGTACGGCTGAAAATCACTCAGATTCTTCATCAGATTCCTCCACTGCCACCTCTATATGATTACAATTAGAACAGACTACTCTAACGCTGCCATCAGCCAATTCCCACCTGTCTGAAGGAGGGAACTCAATATCATTGATCTTACGTCCACAAGCATTACAAGTTACTTCCTTTAATCCCACGCAGCCTGCCTGCCTTCAGCAACAACCAACTCGATCTGTTCTAACTTATTAAGCTGGTTATCAGATAAACCATGACCCTCACTACGCAGCCAATTCTCGATAGATTCGAGAAAGTCATCCTCCCAGTTGTTCAAGTCCTCATTGTTGTTTTGGCAATTACTTATCCGGTCGAGTAGTGCCTCGACCTTCTCCAATCTGCTAAACTCCTTATCCAGTCTGTCCAATCGGCTCATAGATTCCCCTTCCACGGCGGTAAACTCATCTTAGCTTCGGTAATGGACTCCGCACGCGCACTCAACGATTCGATACAGGTATCAAGTTCTTCGTCAGTAGCCGCAACCCAGTAACCCGTACTATCCGAACACACAGGAAGAATGAACTCGATCCTGAGACGATGAACACACGCCCGGACCGTGACACTGGTAGCGCCCTTTGACAGGAATCTACAAAGATAACTTGCCTTCACAGCCGAAGACCTACCTACATGCAATTTCAATATCCGAGCTAATGCGCGGACATCCTTATCACGTGCCTTAACCACACTCATAGCTGTGACCTCCTCGCCCACTCTGCTATCAATAAACTATCGGCGTCTTTCTGTTTATCTATCAACTTCGCGAACTTCGGGAACAATCTTATCCCGATATCCTTTGACGCCTTTTTCAATTCAGGCGTACCTTTCACACCTTTCGGCAACATGACACGCTGCCACTGCTTGCTATCAACGTATTCATAGGATAACCCGGCCCACTCGACGCAGATCAGAGTAGCCTCAAGAGCGCGCAACGCACTTACAGTAGCTTTAAATCCTTTCGGATTAACATACGGACGTTCAATAAACACCCGGATATAATCCTTATTACCCCACCTCGAAGCGAAGTCAGCCAGCCATGTCTGCAACTGCATCCAATCTATCCGGGTGATGATCGCTTTCTTTTTCGTGTAGCTCTGCTCTTTATGAGTAGGTACCGGAGCAAAATACACCTCATCCCCTCCGATGAATGCAAACGATCCAGTCACTCCATTATCAATCCCGATATACGCTTTCATCACTACTCCCTGATATGCTCTTGCACACCCTCATGATCGGGATCTCCCCACTCACGAGTCTGAATCTCCTCAAACTTCTTCAACACTTCCTCGTACAGGTCGTATCCGCACAGGAAAGCATGTCCCAATAGAAGAATCACACAATCGGCGGCCTCCACTGGGTCGTGATCCTCTTCCAATTCCAGAACCTCTCGTTTCAAATGGGCAACACGTGTGCCCGGTGTAGCTGTCGGGAACTTTATCAATCCGAACTCTCCGACCTTTTTCTGCAATTTCGATAACTCACTTACCACTTGATAGCATCCTTGATATAGTCCGGGATGAACTTCTTGTTCCGTTTGTAGAACCATCCGAATCCCGAATCCAAAATATAGGTGACGGCCTTCTCTTTCGGAGACCGCACCGAGCGCCCCAGCGCTTGTATAAACATGACAGTTGTAATCCACCCATACCAATTATCGTCAAGCTCCATTTTCCGCTTGACTACCTTGTCACCCATACTTGGATAGGGAATCTTGCAGAACACCTGAATCTTGCTCAGGTCTCCATGGAGGTCCAGACCTTCCCGCAGCCCACTCGCCACGATGAATGATCCGTTCTTCCGCTTATGACTTTCCAGCATGTCCTGTGGACGGGGAAAGTTCTTGTTGAACGTGAATCTCCTGTCGAACAGGTTGTTCTGTAGATACGAGGCGATCTTCTCGCTGTGAGTCTGGATTATTCCCTTACGATCCGGGAATCTGTCCACGATCTCCTGTACCCGGTCCACAATGTTAGGTAAGGTCTCATCGATGTCGTTATAGCTCATCTTACCAGCATATTTCTTGACTATAGGCCGATTCTCAGGCGGGAAGGTAGATGGAACCTGTACATAATAGGTTTCATCAGGATTCAATCCAACTTCCCGGCAGAACATTTCCTTGTTGAGAATTGTGGCACTCATCAGGATCACTCGCTCACCGTAATTGAATAACCAACGGCTTGCCCACTTACCAACAAACACCGGACGGAACGTCACGTTAGCACCGTGGCGACCCTTGCTTTTGAAGTCGAATACGAACTCAGTCGGATATTCTTTCTGACGCTCGAACAGATAGGTACTCATCTTTTGAAGCATACCTCCAAGGTCCTGCATACGCCGTAACTGATTCTTATCATCCAGACCGACCGCATTGAACTGACGTTGAAGGGCGTCATATTCTGCCTGATATTCGGTTCTCGTAGCTCCCACAAAGTCATCGTACTCTCCCAAAGTGTACGCTTCAGGGACCACTATCCCACCTCGACTATCGATGGTGAAACTCAGGAACTCCGTGAACTTGCCCGGAATATTATGAGCCTCGTCAACAATCAACAGCTTACGCCCACCATATCCGCCACCATAACTGTTCTGGTAAAAGAATGAATCGAAGTTGTGAACCGTAACAGGGGCGGCCATTGCTTTCATCTTCGCTACCTGATACGGACAGTTCGGATTCGGTCCCATCTTCCGACGGCGGCAGGGTCCGTTCGCACAGCTATCCCCGGCCTCGCCCTCTATACAGGCATACGCATTCCGGCCTTTCATCACATACATATCGGGAAAGTCTCTCTGGTACTGGTCCTGCAATAGCTTCTGGACCGTCACCAAATGAGTACTGTTAGATTGAAACGCAAACGACCGGGCGACGTGGCTCTTTCCTGCGCCGGTGGGAGCATCTACCACAACATACCGGTATCCCTGCTCGAAGGCGTCCTCGATTTCTTCGATGGCTTCCCGTTGGTTTGGTCGGTATCCGTTCCCGACAAAGTAGTCTGTAGCAGGCCCGTCAGAGCCGAATATGTTTTTGGACCCACCATCAGTTTCGATAGCTTTTCCCGCAGCTTTTTTGGCGCTGTTCCTATTTTTTGATGATGCTGTCCGCACAGACATATTCCATTCTCCAATACGAGCCGTAACTCGTTAAATCTCCGGTCAAACACATGGTGACCAGCCGCGTTCCACTTACTCCCACATCCGGGCCAGATACACCGGCCATCTGATCGGGAGCGAACCTTCTCCTGCCAGTCGGCGTCATTCTTCGCGTATGTCACGACGCCGCTTCATTTCGCGGACCACTGCGCCCCGCGCAGAGTTCACAGACACGCCTATTATTCTTGCAAGAACAGGTAACCCATATAATGAAGTTGGGTGCAACATCGTAGACCGATTCACCTCAATACCTCTACCTTAGATTCTCCGCTGTCTGCGCTTACCCTCATAGTATTCGTAAAGATATCGCGCATTTCTGTGTGACTAACCATCATCACTTGCGGGAACATTTTCCTGAGTGCTTTGTTGATCAGACGAACAAGGTCGTCCCGACGCTTGGGGCTCAGATTCCCCATGGCCTCGTCAAGGATCAGATAATCAACAGTCACCTCACGGTAATCCCGGATGATCTGGGATATAGCTACCCGTACAGAGATGAAAAACATCACCTTTTCCCCGGCGCTCAGTTGATTGAACGTCCGGCCACCCTTACGGTCCTGAAGTGTAAACTCCACACCGGGCTTGCCTCGATCTTCAACCTCAGTCACCGTGATCCGTCCGCTATCAAACTCCTGATACACCGATGTGGCCACTTCCTCAATCTGGGCCATCGTATCTTGAATCAATCTCATCGGAATCCCGTACCGGCTCCACGCCTCGATCAACAGCTTGGCCGCTCTCATATCTTTCCGGCCTTGCTTGATATCCGCTTCACAGTCTCGAATCACCTTCTTGACCCCGATATTGTTTTTCATACTCTCCCGGTGGACCTTGATCTCACGGGTATTAGCTGCAATCTCACTGGTAACGTCATCAATCTTGTTACCCATATTCTCAATATCCACATGAAGCTGCCGGTATTCATCTCCCAATTTTTCCTGAAGATCGATGAACCGGTTATCCTTGTTCATCTTATCCGCTCGAAGTTTCCGCAGTTCCCGGAGTATGACAATCTCCCGATTCTTATCCCCATCTACCTGAGCAACCGCGTCCTCAATAATGCCCCTCAATTCTATCATCCGGGCTTCTATCCAGTTGAACTCTTTAATCTGAGCCTTACGATCCACAACCGACTGCTTATCTGCTTTGTATTTCTTCCGAAGACCTTCCAACTCTTTACGCCAGATATCAATCTGATTCTCAGCTACCGGAGCCGAACATAGCGGACACTTATTATCAACAGATTCAGATTCTACAACCTTGCTCAGAAGTTCACCTCTACCTGAAGCCTCACCTATTGCCTTATCCAAGTCACTGATAGTGGCGACCTCATCCTCAACAACGATCTTAGGCTTATCCAAACCGTCACGCTCTTTCACACTCTCCGCTGACAGTACAGTGCTATCCTTCACCCTATCTTCGATATCGTCCTGTTCCTCTTCCAACACCTTAATGTCACGGTCGAGGGTCCTACGTTCCACAGATATCGCCGCTTTCTCTTTCAAGAATGCCTGATACTTCTCTTCCTCAATCAGCAAGCTATCCTTCTCTGACTTCAGATCCAGATGATCACGGTTCAAGGTCTCGATCTCGGCCTCTGCGTCAGCAACGAGTTGTTTCGTTGCAACCTCATCTACCAGCCCAGCCTCAGCCCCTTCCTTCTTGGATTCTGCCAGTTTTTTACTACCCTCAGCAGCAGAATACTCGTCCTTTGCCGCCTTCAGCAGCTTCTTGTAGGGTCCAATCTCGGCGAGCTTCTGTAGAGCTTCCAACCGGTTGGCGGGGGTGACCCGGATCAACGTATCATGGCGCACATCGTGGAGACCGAAGAAAGCGGTCAGCATGAACGTATCACCGTCCATACCGAGATGAGCCTTGACCCATTCGTCGGCTTCTCTTCCCTTCACCACCAACTCACCCGCATTACGAACCTCAAAATAGCCCGTTCCGCTCTTCTTACGGCCCCGCCGAATCTCGATGTTGTCATCCTCCCAGATTGTGACTTGATGCGTGCCGTCCCCGTTGATCCGGGACATCCCTTCCATGGTCTCTCGACCAATACCGAAATAGGCATAAGGGATAGCTTCCAATAATGAGCTTTTCCCCGCACCGTTCTCTCCGGTCACCGCAATTGTTGAACCTTCCATATCGACTACCACATCCCGATAGCTCAGGAAGTTCTGTAAACTTATTCTCTTGATCATGCCAACACCTCCGTGATAATACTCTCACCCATCTTCTTGGCATTCGTCCGGTCCTTCAAAGGAACATCCGGGGAATCTCCCAGCCAATCAGTCAAGAGCTTCACATGAGATACAGTTTTCTTCTGGGCCGTAACCACCGTTCTGTCTCCCGTAACTTTCGTTTCATACCGGGTCACGTGCCCCCCATACTTATTAAACAACGCCCGGACGTATGACTCATCAACTACACCATACTGTTTTGCCAGCACCGTGATCTTGATGATCGCGCTGTCTGCAATCTCAGCTATAGCCGCCTCGTCAAGCATGGTCTCATCCTTGGCAGTGAGATCCAACTCGACATGCTGCCAACGTGTTCCCATATGATCAGGGAACTCGCATTCCGTATAATCATCAGGATCTTCTAACCGAATACTCAAATAACCCTTTCTCTCATCCACTTCCCCAAAATTGTTGATCGTCATCGATCCGGGATACACGACTCGGGCCTTAGTATTTTTCCATGTAATCTGTTTATGAATATGTCCAGCAAATATCAGTCCCGGCATCTTCGCCAGATCGAGTTCCAAAGCATCGCCAGCCTCGAAGAAAATGTCATTCGAGTACTCACTATTCACTACCTGTCCATGGGTCACACAGAAGTCTACCGACCCCCTCCACATCTGAGCGATGCTTCGAGCCTTGTCTCTCTGGGCCAACGGGATATGAGGATAGAACAGCACTTTCGCAGTACCGGTAGAATCCACTATGTTAAATGTTCCGGGCTCAGTAATAGCGACGACATGGCTCATTTTCACTTCCTTGATCATGCCAGTATTCACCCAGTCAGTACCGGAATCATGGTTCCCCGGTATCACATAAATCGGAACCTCCGGGAAA